AAATTCGAAGGGTCGAGCTCAAGCGTAAGGATAAGTGAGTCAATTATGTTGGCCACAACTTATCCTTTCCTTGCTCTTTCATCCATAATGCGTCGATTGTGTGCATCGATCGTCAAGATCTCAAGTAGGTCGTACGCGTCTTCTAACGAGTAAACTGTTTGGAGCTCGTGGAGGGTCGCTTTACCACTGGAGACGATTGCCCCGACGACGCTTGAGACGTTGACGTATTCTGAGAGCCCTCTTGTCCCTCCTGCTCCGAAGTTGACTTCGAGCGGGCGGCGGCGGAGAAAAAACCCGTGTGCAATTCGATGACCTCCTTGCGAAGTTTCATCCGAGTGATCACTTCCTCTGTGTCGCTATCGACAAGAGGACGGGTCAGTGCATGATTCATAGGATCCGGAAGAAAAGTGATGCACTCAAACATCTCGTCCAGCAAAGGCTCCGCATCCTCGAAAGGGATCATCGCCATAGCCTCAGTGCTAAGAAAAGAAATGCCAAGCATGCCTTGGCTGGAAGCGGGAATGTTGACGCCAGCACGCGCCAGCGCCAACCCAAAACGATAAGCCCACTTCTCAGCCTTAGCAGCTGGCATTTCTGTAATTAGAAAAGATTTACCTTTATCACGATTATCATCGGTGATCCGGACCACCAAAGTTTTAAGCGACATTGTGCCTCCTTAGTTCGCTGCCTCAGAACGGAGCAGCACTCATGAAATTCCAAGTGATTTCAAACGTACGCGGAGCGAGGGTCTTCTTCGCATCCGGGATCGGCATATAGCCGGAAATAACGCCCTTCGTCATCGACCACTTGCGCTGAATGGAAGGCAGCGCAACGACCGCATTGGCGAAGAAAACATCCTGTTTAGCCTGCTGCGCAGCATACCACTGATCAAAGATGATGCCCGAAGCAGAATCAGCCTGAAGATGGATGGTCTGCATGATCGGAACATAAACGAAACCAGCCGACATATTGCCGTCAACGCCCATCAGGATCTCGGAAGATTTCAGAGAAGGCGTATCGAACACATCATCAGCCGCAAAACCCTGCAGCTGCTGAGGGGAATTGTAAAGACCAGTGATCGACAGCTGGTAGATGGAATTTGCACTCGTGATTGTAAGAGCCATTGAGGAGATCCTTTAATTTGATTTTGGCGTTACTGAACCAGGACGGACGCCAGATTGAACGACTGGATGCTTTCGCCATCCATATACCAGAACGTCATCGGCGGGCTGGTGCGACCCTGACGGGTCTGGGCACTTGCGGGAAGGATCTGCAAATACCAACCGCGCGTCGAAAGCACCGGAGCAATATCTGCACCAGCCGAATTGTTGACCTCGGCGATTTGGGCGGCCGACAGCGGGACGCCAGCACGGAAGGCTCCGAAGTTAAGGCCTGCATTGATCGGGTCTGCCAGAGCCGCCTCCACAAGCGCATAGCCCGCCTGATTGTAGGGGATGCTTCCCGAAGCCTGCAGCAGCTCCATCAGCGCCAGCTGGAACTGATTGTTCAGCCAGATCTGGTTCACATAGCTGTCCACCCACTGGAACGAGCCAGTGATGGTGCCACGCTGCATATTGATGAAGCCCTGATTGGCCGTGGCGATCGAGCAATAACCATTATAGCCGTTGCCGAAGGTGGTCGTCTGCGGACTTCCCATCAGGTTTGTGAGCGCAAGCGAGGTTGTCACGGTCGGGACAAGACCCGGCTGCGAACGATAAGCCAGCGTAGTGCGGCCATTGGTGCGAGTGAAATCGAGCGAAGCAATATAGCCGCAGACGAACGCGGCGTAATTGTTGTTGCTCGGTTCCCACACAAGGCAGGTGCCAGAGTTGCCATTGTTCTCGAGGATGTAGCCCAGCGAGCTGGTCGCCGGAAGCGTGGCAGCAGGAGAAGCGTCCGGATCCGCGCAAACATAGACATAGCGATTGTTCTGCGAATTGACCCACGCAGCGAAAGCCTGCTTCTGCGTATTGCCGGTGCCGCCATCCGGATCAAAGGTGGTCGTGAAGCTTGCCCAATTCTGCGTGATGGTGACAATGTTGTTCATGAACGCAGCAGGCGAAGATGCCGCAGCACCCTGACTGATGACCGCGCCAGTCGCAGAGGTCAGCTCAAGAGCCGTCGCAACCGTTCCAGTGTCCGCATAGCTCATCAGCGAAGCAACACCAGTGATGCCGCTGGTGATCAGGAAACCGCCAGAGATCGAATCAAATGAAACAGTCAGGTTCGTCGCACTGGCAACCATGCTTTCGCTCGCAATGCGAACGAAATTGGCAGAGGTCAAGCTTGTCACATAAGTGCCCGTGTTGCCCGTGCCAGTGCCAAGCGCAACAATGACCGTGCCAGCCGGAACGGAAGTGCCCGTGACAGTCTGGCCAACCGAGATCGTGCCAGAACCAACTGCCGTGACATTCACGACATTGCTGGTGGTCGTCAGCGAAGCCGACGAGGCAGTCGAAGAAGCACTCAGCGTGTAAGTTCCAGCGCCGCCAGTCGTGCCACTCACCTGAGCAGCAATGGTGGTGCCGGTGGTCACGCCAGTGCCGGCAACGACATCGCCAACAGAGATGTAGCCAGTCACAGCAGTCACAACGAGGCTGGTGCCTGTCGCAGTGCCAGTGAAACTCGCACCGATCGAAGCGGTGAAGTTCGCCTCAACCGGCTCGCTCGCATTCAGCGCCGTCTGAATCAGGCTGGCAGCAGACGAGAAGCTGGTGGCGCTGGAAAGGTTCACCGCACCGCTGCGCGCATAACCATCAACCGTGATGTTCAGCGTGCCGTTGATGGCCTCGAGCGTCGCAAGCGACATGCTCGAGACATTGCCGCCACGCAGCCAAGCAGCCACAGCAGAGGTATTGTACTGCGTGAACAAAATCGAGGCAGGGGTCTGCGTCGAATTCGTGTAGCCACCGAAATAGCCAGAACCCTTATTAGTGCCACCATTCGCAGCGATATCTTCCTGCGAGCCAGCACCGAAATAAGTCGTCACAGCAGAACCGCTCGAGAAAGACAGAACGGAATTCGTCGGAACGCGAGTTCCATTCGTCAGGAACATGCCCAGAAGATTGAGCGCATTGCCGCCCGCGTTGATGACGCTGGGAACAACATTGACAAAAAGATTTGCCGGAACTGTAGAAGTCATTTGAATTTCCTCTTGGGAGTTTGATTAAGGAGTATAGGTCGCTTCGACATTGATAAGATCAACAGCGAGAGCGTCAGCATATTGGAGACCAGCGACGACTGTCTGATTTGCCTGCATCACAGCATCAATGCTGTAGCGAGTTTCCCACTGTTCTTCCGCATTCTGGAAAGGAACCTGCTTTGGGTCGTCTGCATGCAACGGTGCAACATCATAACCGGAAGCTTGAAAAATTTCCACAGCATATGCATCGCGGAACATCGTGGAAATGATCTGCGCATTGTCTGACGCATTCGGACCGTGAACATCGATCTGAACCGTTACCTTTGTCGGCTGCAGGAAGTTCTGCGTACCGCAAGCGACAGCTCGACTTGAAACATTCTGAGACGGAGCGACGATATATTCTCCAACGCCGCCAATTCCGCTGACAACCTTGATGACCTTGGTGCCGGGAATAATACCAACGCCGAAAACAGGAGAGCCGATTCGGATGCTCCCATAGAATTCCTGCGTGATCGTCATCGTGGTGCCGCTGATCGAGCCAATGAACTTCGCATCAGCCCAAGTATCAATGTTCGTCTCGATGCGTTCGCGCATGATTGGCCACATCACGCAGTAATCAGGCGAAGGCGACTCAACGACGCGATTGACCTGACCTTGAAAAACAGGAACGCCAGACGACAATGTCTGCGGCAAAACCGTCTGGCCGATGCTGACCTGATAGTTTCCGGTGGTTCCGGTTCCTGTTCCAAACGCCTGAATGATTGTTCCGGGAGCAACCATCGGACCAACAATGCTGTCACCGAGAGACAGCGTTCCAGATGTCACGGATGTGACCGTCAAACTCGTGCCAGAGATCTGGCCTTTGAATATCGCATTTCCGCTCGGCAGCACAGTCAATAAAAAACCGCGCAATGCCGTCATGACATTGGACTGTGTTGGAGAAAGTGCGAGGTTCATCCAGCGGTCTTATAATAAGAAACATTCAGAATAGAACCAGAAGCTGTCTGAATGAACTGGATCTTATTCAAATTACCTGTATAAAATAACGAAGCTCCTGCGCCGGTTCCAGAAGAAGGCTCAGCAGCGAGCAGCATCCCAACCGTCGTTGTCGGAGCCGTGCCATCATCCCTCCAACGAACATCCTTTCCTTCCGCAACAAGAAAAGCCGCCGTCGCGCCAGCAGGGACAGTCAGCGACTGTGCAGAAGACAGCGCCGTTGTAAACTGCTGATAACCAAGAGGCACATAACGTATTCCGCTGTCCATTTTATTTTCCTAGCTTCCGTTTTGTAGAGTTACCGAAACTTTGCACCAATCAGGCCAAGCCTCAAGCAACGCAGTGACGAGCCAGACAGAACCATCTTGCAAAGTGATGAGATCGCCGCCCTTGTTTTTGGTTCTTACGAGACCTTGAACCAGACCACGAACATAGATTACTTTCTGGCTTCCCTGAATATTCAGACCATCGAGCAGTCTAATGTCGCGCTCCGTCAGCTCCTGAACTTGCATTGGAACTTGCGGAACGACCTTGTAGGTCGGGATCAGCGTGCCATCACCATTCGGATTTTGCTGGTTGCCGGTGCTGACCTGAATTGAACCAGTGACATAGGGATTTACCTGCCCTATGCCACCGGAAACAATTTGATGCAAATCCATTAGTTCTTGACAACCAGGAAGCTAATCTTGATCGTTCCGTTAAGAGCAGCAGAGGCATGAATGTTCTGCACCTTGATGGTGGCCGAGCCAGCAGCAGTTGCTGCGGTCATGATCGCAGGCGAGCCCGTGGTCGAAGAGCCATACTGAACAGAAGCGTACACCTGATCCGCAGCAGCAATATTGCTGTTGGTCAGCGTCAGAGTGTAAACTGCGCCAGCCGCAGTGGACAGCGATTCAGAAGTGATCACGCCAGCATTCTTGTTCAGCGTGGCAGCGCCAGTGGTCGCCGACGCAGTCTTGGTGCCGGTGTCAACTTCGATCGAATTGAGCGCCGCAAGGCCAGTTGTTGAGATTGTGGTGAATACGCCCGGATCATTGCTCGATTCAAAAAGGCTCCAAGTCGGCGAAGCCTTCGTGTTAACGTTCTGATACAGATTGCAGTTGGTGGTGTCAATCAACAGCCAACCCGGCTGCGCAACGCCAGCGAAAGTGGTGCCATTGACAGGCGCACCAGCATTCATCAGCAATGGCACAACGCGGTCGCCAACGGCAGTATCAAGGACGCGAATAACATTCGATAGCATAATTCAACTCCTGTTGTTTGTTAAATATTGACTTCATAATCAACGCTGTTCAGCATATGCCCAGTGTCGATTAGTGGTTTGTTAAATCCTTTACGGTCAATCGTTGATTGCTTCAGAGGCGGAGAAGTCAGATCGTGGATTGATTGTTTCAGCTGACCAGAAATGCCTTCGCCTGTTTTGCGCAGCGTCTTTTCAGCACTGTATCCATTTTCTTTCAGAAGGTTTGAAATTGCCTTGCCCCAGCTACCTTTTTTCTTCGCGATCATGTTGCGGAAAAAAGGACGCGGAGGCTGGCCCCTTGAGGGAGCGCCGAATTCGTTTATCGCAGCGACCGTCGGAACATTCACATCACTGTCAGGATAAGTAGCGCCAGATAGAAAACCAACCTTAAGAACAGCATGACGATCCAGTTTTTCGCTGATGTCTTTGATTCTTTCGAGGAAAACATCGCCACCGCGAACTTTAGACATAGGATTTAGTTCGTATCGTTCGAATAAAGCCAAGGCAATTGCGCAAGATCGATCACGTCAGGCACAGGCGCACGGTAGCGCATAGTGCGATAAGGTGCCGTCGCCGCCCAATACATTGCGCCATATTTCGTCTGAAGATACCACGCCATCGTACCATTGACCGGCGTGGTCGCAAATTCGGACGAGGCAGAGACAGAGCCTTCCGAGACATTGTTCAGCCGACCAACCAGCGTGTTCGATGCGGCGGGTGCGCCAGACGGCGTTGAATAGATCGCCGCGACGTGCGCAGTGACCATATTCAACATCGTCAATTGGAGGGAAGCGTCAGCAATCGGACCGCTGCCATTGTTCGCATGAAATGCGGTGGCGATCGTGAAATACGATGTCGCAGCCTCTTTCGTCACCCTGTTAAATTCAGGGTAGGTGGCAACCCACAAGCCATAGTCGAAAGTTGCCACCGCCCCCATTAGGACGCCTTCGGCTGTTCGTCAGCCGTCGCGATGCGGCGCTGAATGCGACGATCCGTCATGTTGCCACGAGAATCACGCTCAAGAGCTTCGAGGCCACTGCGCGTGTCCAAATGATCCTTCGCTTCGTCTTCAATGCTGACGTTCGTATCCTTATAATCGGACGCGAAGATAATGCGGTTCTTGACCAGCGCGCTGTCCTTGTTCTGCTCCAGCCACAGCTCCCAAAACTCCTTGGAAACGCCAGACGTGATCGCATAGCCATGCAGAACATCATTCTGCGGACGCTCGCCATAAGGAGATGCGTTACCATAAATTACGACAGGCTCGCCGCGCATTTGTGCCATTTTCGAAGCGCGATGACCACCACCGAGAACAGGTTCGCTTGCTTCAACCATATCGAACACGCGCATGATCAAGCCATTGGGCAGCTTGCATGCGATCGAAACGGTTTCGCCTGTCGTCGAGGGGATATTCCTAATTTTAGCCATATTGATATTCCTTTTCTTCTTCCGGGTTGTACAAGAAGGGTGTGGGGATTGCTCCCCACACCTGACTTCTACAACCTTACACGCCCAGCATCGAGGTGATGGCAAAGGGCTGGCGAATGATCGCACCCCAAGTGCCAGCGGTCACCTTCTGCTTGAACGAGGACAGACCGCGAATGATCGGATGCGCACGCATCTTTTCATTGAACGCGCAATAGCCAGTGTCCTGACCTTCCACGCTATCGCAGATCATCTGCACGAGATTGCCAGCGGCAATGCCCTGCGGATTGCTGGCAGAAGTCTGACCGTACTGAACCGCAGTTTCAAAGCGGATGTTCGGGAAATTCTTCTTAAGCAGATCGTACACGTTCACATTGAACGAGTTGGTGGCAGTCAGAGCAACAGCCGAAGACGGGCTCAGCGCCAGCGTCAGCTTCGCCTTCGCATCGATCAGACCCTGTGACTGGCTGACAAGCTGGATGAACATCGCCTGAATGTCCGCGTACACTTCGTTCGCGGTCGCATTGATCGCGCCCGAGGACGTGATCCAGGAAGTGCCACCAGAAGCCTTTGTCGAAGGCGTCAGCGAGGCAGTCAGGTTGGGATCGTTCAGCAGGCCATAGTTCTGCAGACCTGACACGCCAAAGAAATAGGCGAAGTTGCTGAACTTGTTCAGAGCCAGCGCAGCCGCACCATCGATTTCGCTTACCCAGCTGATCTTGGCAAGGCCAGCACGTTCCAGTTCCAGTTCGCCATATTCTTTGACAGTCTGGAACAGGTAGGACTGACGCTGCGGCCAGTTGGTGTTGGCACCAGCATGGCCGTTTTCGCTGAAGTCACCAAAGCTGGAAACTTCACCCGTGTGTTCGACGGTCGGGAAGAAAGCGGTCTGGGTGGTCCAGTCGCCCTTCTTCACTTCGCCGAAAATCACAGCAGCCATGTTCGGCGAGAACAGGATCTCGTACACAGCGGGATCGATCCACTGCGTCAGATAAGCCGGAACGCCGGAGTTAGGCTGCGTAGCCAGAGCAGGCTGCGCGTCCATTGCCAGATTGAAGTTATGCTTGAACGACTCAGGCAAATAGCTGCTGGCAAAGTTATTGATTACGCCGCGCTGAGCAAGATGCGCAGCATCTTCACGGTATGCCGCCTCAGCTTCGCGCGGAGAATTAAAACGAATGGTCATAATTTAGTTTCCTTTCAATTCGCTACGCGAATCAAGCGTTGGTGTAAGAAGAGATTTTGACGATTTCGCCCGGCAGACCGGAGCTTTCGCAGATGTACTTCGTTTCGACGTCGGTCGCCGCAACATTGATCGCCTGCGAAGAAACAACGGTGTTGTTGGTCACAACCATCGTGCCACCCGTGCCACCAGCGCCGGTAACATTGGCGGTGATGTAGGTGCCAGCAACGACCGAGCCAGTCGCGGCCAGAAGATTGCCAACCGCAAAGGTGCCAGTCGCGGTGCCAATGGTCAACAGACCATAGGTGCCGGAGATGGTGGTGGACGCAACAGATTGTTCGCCATAGCTGACGTTGTACACGCCGACGCCACCAGTGGTGCCGCTAGCCTGCGAAACGATCTGCGTACCGGACACAACGCTAGTGCCAGAGATCGTCGCGCCGGGATACAGCGTGCCCGAAGCAACGGCAGTTACAGTCAGCACAGCGCCAGTGATCGAACCCGTCACGCTGAAGGTCTGAGCAGCGATGCTCGAACCCGTGGAGGTCGCGCCAGTGGCAGGAGTGCCAGCCGCCGCGAAAGTCACAAGACCGTTCGCAAAGTTCGCATACGCCTTCATGCCAGGCAGAGCCTGCGACGCACCCGAATTCACAACCCAGAAATCGCCCGAGGTCATCAGGGTCATGCCAAAACCGGGCTGAATGGTGTTGCCATACGCAGCCAGATAGTTGGTGATTAGAGCCTGCTGTGTACGATGCACAAAGCCGCTCGGCAGGCCAGTACCGCTGTTCGACACAGTGGTGGGCGCACCGTCCGCATCGACCGGGGCAGTCGCCCAAGCGAAGCGACCAACGATCGCGCCGCTCGGACCGGCAACGAGGCCACCGGGGCCAGCGAGATAAGACGAACGCGGGTTAGCCGACGCAAAGTCACCCGCAACTGCGGGAGCCGGAACGGTGTTAACCTGATTAGGGAAGTCAGACATAATTATTTCCTTTCAAAGATTAGTAGATTAGCCAACCAGCTTGATGCGGTCGGCATTGCCAAAACGAGAAGAGAAGCCAGTGCTGTTCGACGAATCCTGCGCGAGGCTTTTGGCAGAGACAGAACCAGCTTTGGGCTGCGCCTTCAGAATTTCGCGATACGCCGAAGGATGAATGCCCTTGGTGGAAACACCGAGACCTTCCAGAGCCGTCTTGTAAACATCGGCGGCGCTGTCCATTGCAACGCTGAGCTTGCCAACCCAAGGGGCGACAAATTCGCGAGCTTCGGCAATGGCGTTCATTTCTTCGCGAACTTCCTGCTTGGCACGCTTGATCGCGGAATCCATCGCACGCTTGTCGTCGGCCTTGCGATCATCAGCCTTGCGATCATCAGCCTTGCGATCACGAGCCTTGTCGAGACCTTCGGCGTTGTGCTCGGCTTCCTTCGACTCTTCGTCGTCGCTCATATCTTCCATTTCATCGTCGGCGTCATGCTCTTCGTGTTCGAACAGAGCATCAAAGGCTTCCTTGCCTTCGTCGTCGAGCATATCACGGACAGCATCGCGAGCCTTCTTGTCGTCGGCGCGCTTGTCGTCGGCGCGCTTCTTGTCACGCGCCTTCTTGTCGTCAGCCTTCTTGTCGTCAGCCTTCTTGTCCATGGAATCTTCCATCTCGTCTTCCTCATACTGCGGAACAGCAGAGTTGGCGGGCATTTCGTCTTCTTCCGGAACATGCGTTTCATCAAGACGATCCAGCAGACCGTGGATGTCATCCAGCGAAGCATCCTTGGCCAGAGTGGCGCGGGACTTAATCGCCGAAACGATGCTGCTCTTCTTCGAAGAGAAATTCTTGGAATTTACGCCCTTCAGGATCGGATCAAGGTTCAAAACGGAATCCGCAGCCAGCTTCGGATGCAGGTAGGCAGACAACGCACCGCCGATGAACGCAGCTTTGCGCGACAGAACTTTCTTATTCATAGTAATTTCCTTTCTAGTGATTTGTGAATCGCCAACAACGATATCGCTGCCAGCACGACCTTCTTTGACCAACGCTACATGATTGCCGACAATGTCCCGCATGATGCCGTCATAGTGTTCCCCTTGGAACTCACCCGGCGTCATGTCGGCGCGGTAGCGGTACGCGCTGGACAATTCTTTCTGATCTTCGTTCTCGATAGCATCGATTGCCTCTTGTGCCCAGACAACAAGCGAATTGGTAAGATAAGGAGCTTCGAACGCAGCGTCCGTGCCCGTCGAGCCAATCACCAGATCCGGCTGATGATCTTCCGCGCTGACCGGAACGTGCTTGATCAACAGCGGAATATTGTTGAATGTTGGTGCGCCCTTGGCCAGCTCATCCGGATGACGCCACAGCAGGTATTTCTTTTCAGCATCCAAACCCAGAGCTTCATAGTCCGGAATTTCTTTGCCATAATAAGGGCAGATGTTGCCCTTCGATATATTTGTCTTTTCAACATGCAAACGTCCGTCCGCATCAACAGTGCGAACGGATTTATCGAAGGCGAGAGCGGCGTCGAAGGCTAGAGCTGCGTCTATGGCGTAGCCTTCTTTAAGCAACTCCTCTATCCTTTTTTTGATTCGCTGCGCTTCTTTTCCGTTTGGGTCTTCTAAATCACCAAGCCGATCATAAAGCTTCTGCACTTCCTCGGAATCTTTTGCTGTTGGAATTTCTTTTATGCCGTGCTTCTTCCAATCAGGATGACCGGAGGGCGTAAAGTATTTAACATTAGGAAAAGTTTTCTGAGTAAGTTTTTTGGTCTCTTCAGAACTCATGTCCTTGATAGCATCTTCGCTATGCTCAGGCTCCTGAGCTTCCTCGCTGAAAAACTTCACCAGACCTTTGACGAGGCCAGACCAGTCGGAAGATTTCATGTCCTTGGCTTTGTCTTCGCTGTGCTCAGGTTCTTTGGCTTTGTCTTCGTTGTGCTCAGGCTCTTTGGCTTCCTCGCTGAAAAACTTCACGAGGCCGCGAACGAGACCGCCCCATTCATTCGGCTTCATGTCCTTGCTCTTTTCAGGCAACTTGCCACCCGGATCCGCTTTGGCGAATTCAGCACCGACCTTGGCAGGGATGCCGATTTTCGATTCGCCTTCCTTGGCAGCAAACATCGCGCGGCGCTGCGCTTCGCTCACAGGCGGATCGGTCGCAATGTTCTTGTCACCAACAACGAGCATCGAACGGTCAGCTGCAGTTGCTTTAATCAACATGGGAGTTTCCCTTGCATTCTCAATAATGTTCGAATCAATTCGCGCTGCTTTGAACAGCCGGACAAATTCCGGCGCGAGGCCACCGCTGTAATTCGGATGGACATAAGCCGCGAACGCTTCCGCGATCAATTCAGCAGGCTGCGTCGCGCCATATTGGCTGACGTTTTTCTGCCAATAGTTTTTTGGCTGCGAATCATAGAGCGCCTTGAGCGAAACATCGCCAGCAGCTTTCAAAATGCGATTGGTCAGCGAGTGACCAAACTCGTGCGTGAGCACAGTCCGGAAATCCTCGCCGACCTTCCATCCGCCAATGTTCGGTTTGTCCTGCGCCTTAGACAGCGAGCGACCAGAAGCAATGCGGATCGAATGCGTGTTAAAATCATAGTCACCGAAGTGCGGGTGACCTTCAGAGTGCGAGATAAACTTTCCAGACATGAAAGTTATCTTGATCGGAATATGATGCTCTCGCTCCTCCGGCACTTTTTCGCGCAGGGAAGCGAGCACGTTCTTAACTATTTTCCGAAGTTCAGGGGAATGATTCACGCAGACCCCTTCACGGGATTATTGATCAGGTCAAAACCAGCTTCTTGAACCGCATGCCAAACTTCAGCATATTCTTCAGAGAGCGGATCGTCTTGCCTCCGAAGATCTTGAATTCGCTTGTTCGTAAAACCGATCGAACAGGGACGAGCGAAAAACATCGTTCCGGGCGCAATGTCAAGAGCGAGGATCATCGCCTTGCGGTTAGCTTTCTCAAGAGCGAAGGGTCCGTGACCGCAGGAGGGTGAAACTCGTATTTCTTTTCCTTCATCACTGGCTTTTTGCATTGCGCGGTTTTCATATTTATGATCCGCCAAACAATCGCCTGAGATGTTGAAAAGCGTTCCGCGATTTCTCGATGCGTCATGCCTTTCGCATTCAGCTCGATCATGCGGGACTTTGCTTTCGGCGTAAAATTATTCTCGAGCTTTTGCATCATTCAAAACCTGGAATGATGGACCGCGAAACGCAGCGGCAATTGATCAGCATGCCGGGTTGAATATATTCACCCTCATCAGGATCATACCAGCCCTTTTCTACGTCGTAGGGTTTGCCATCATTTTTCTTGTGGCTCGGACGCGGCACCTTGCCGCCGAGAGAGTGAACCCAGATCGCTTGCTTGATGCCGAGCTCCTGCTGGCGCACGCGAACGAAATTCGCAGTCATCTTGTTATTCTGATCGCGGGCGATTAGCGCCGCACGCTTTTTCTCGATCTTCAAGCGGCTCTGCAGATCCTTCGAGAGCTGGTTCAGATCGCGACCCGTTTGAACCGACCGCATCACCGCACCTTGCACTTGCGTGAAGTATTGCTGCGGAATGTTGCTGATCAGTTTGACCTGCTCCTCGATCGAGGCCTTCATCACATCTTGCATCGGGCGCGTCATTTTGAATTTGACGCTCATGCCGTGATCGTAGAGCATTTGTTCAAGTTGTTTGCGGGACCGCATGTCCGCAGACTTTGCATAATATTCGGCGAGCTTTGGACCGAGCTCTTTGAATTTCTTTTCCCAACGACGACCAAGTTTCTTCAAAACCTTTTGAAGCGCCGCAGCAGGAAGTTCATCCTGCGCGATCTCTGGCTCGTTTGCTTTGTAAGATGCCTGAACCCAGTACATCACCGAGTCATGCATTTCCTTAATAAGTTTATCAAGGCGACGGCGAAAAATTGCCTGCGTGCCTTGGTTCGGATGAACAGGGGCGAGCGTCCGAGTCTTTATCACGTATATTTAGCTTTTAGGATTAGCATCCCACCGGAGCGTTCAAACCCAGTTATAGTTATCCGGCCATTGCGCGGAAGCACAACCTCTTTTTCATTGCCATAACGGCCAACTCCTAAAGTCTTTTTTACGTCGAACCTCCGCGTACCGGCAGGTGACTCGATTTGGAACACTGCGCTATTTTTGTAGTCCGGCTTCTTTGGATCAAGAGACCCAGAAGCAAATGTTTTCGCAACATTCAAATCATCGGTTGTGCTTACCCACCCGCCTTCCTTGAATGATTTTCCAACTAATTTTTCTGGATGATTTACATCAATATCCATTTGAGAAACGGTATGCACGCCACGGTAGGTAGTCCTGGCTTCCTTCGACGGGGGGATTGTTTCCCATGCCTTGTCGAGATCGTGCATAAGTTTGTCGCCAATGGACTTCTGTCGATCACCTAATTGATTACGTTCCCCCCTCGCTACAGCATTAGCGTAACGGAAGTTCACCCCAGTATATTCTTCAAGCGCCTTTTCGTCTGATGGGGTTCTGCTTCTTGTTGAAGCAGAAGTAGGTTCCTCATTAAAATTAGAAGAACCGGAACCCCCTGAACCGAATTGGCCGTTTTCTGCCCGAGGGTGGTCACTTTCTTCCCATTGAATATCCCAAGCGGCAACATCCCGCATATCCTGAGCAGCGGCGTCCATCGCCGTTGAGAATAAAATCTTTGCCACAGGAAATTCCTCAAATCTAGCTGCGTTAAAAATTGAAAGGTTTAAAGCTCAAAGATAAGTTTCAGTAAGATAGGCACCCGTGACATCCGGGAAACGCTCTTTGTTGTTCAGAATTCTATCCCGCTCGCGGATAGCCTCATTGACGTGCAGTCCTCCGTGACAATAACCAGTTCATGGCAGCTTCCTTGCTTTCAAAGCGACCACTGATGGGGGTCTGATGGTTACCACGAACGATGTACCAGCCACCAAGCAACTTATTGTATACGATCTTAGCATCGCGGGTCATGGTTTTGTCGGCGTCGATGTTTACGTCGCCGCTCATGTTGATCTTCGACATCTTGTCCCTTGCCCCCATCCGCGTGCGTGCCGCAAGCATCTGCTTGGCGGCTGCGGCGATGGTCTGCGCCGCAAACATCGACTAGTTGACCGTCATTCGTTTGGAATACCGCGACCGTTTTTCGCGGTGCGAAACCCAAGTTCCCAATCGGAAAAGCCCATACTTCCTTTAGTATAAGGATTGTCCGATTCTTTTTTCCCGGCTTTAAACGCTTTCCAGCCTTCGCGTTCGCGGGTCATGGTTTTGTCGGCGTCCATCGCATGGCCAGCTTCCTTGAGCTTGCTCTTCAGGAAAGCAATTTCATCATCCCGCTCGGCACGCGCGCGAGCATATTCGGCTTTGAACTTCTTTGCCTGAAGCTGGAAAATCCGAGCCTTGATGCTTTCGGGATCATCCAAGGAACCATCGCTGCCGAATGAAATGCGCGGCGACTGCTTGAACCCGGAACGGCGCATCAATTCATCAGCGAGGTCTCTGTGCTGTGTCATTTAGGCAGTCTCTTCTTCGTTTTGCTCTTCCGGGAGCGGTTGGGTGTCTTCGTCAGTTTCGTCTTCGTCTCCGTCGGTGATGCTTTCACTTTCGGTAATGTTTTCTTGGAGAGGCTCATCGGCTTCTGGGAGAATGTCGGGATCGATAGGACCATAGGGGGATTCGGGCTCCTTCGAAATTCGAGCACGAACTTCTTCAGGCGCAAGAACAGACTTGTCAATGTAGAGCGCATCGGTGTTCGCTTCCGTGTTCCGCATTTCCGCGATCGACTTTTCGTCCATCTCCCAAAGCGGTTCATAAACGAACGACAGCTCAGGATCGACTTCGCCCCAAAGATTTATCTGCGCAAGACGGAATATCGTGTGCAGGTGCGGGCTGAAAAACTTCTCTTGATACGCATGAATGGTATCATAGAACGAACGGATTTCTCCGTCGCTCGATGCATTCAAACCGGAAGGCGTGATGCCAAGTAGCTTGATCAGAGGAATGCGGCTGATCGAAGCCATGTGTTCTTGCGCTTGCGCCTGAAGATGATCCAAGCCACTCAGCGGCGC